CTATGTATGACTGCTACTCTCCCTGAGGAACAAGAATACAGAGAGCTATTGTCAGAGCTTGCCCCTATGTGCTACAAGATTACTCTTGATGAGTGTGTAGAACTAGGGCTTGTAGCTCCGTACGATATCATCTGCATACCTGTGGAGATGACAGAGGAAGAACAAGTAGCATACAAGAAAGCCAACAACTTGTTTGTACAGATGAAGTACAGGCTGGGTGGGTTTGATGCATTCAAACAAGCTCAATCTATACTAGCAGGTGCACCCGGTGACAAAGGTGCAGCAGCTCAGTTCTTCAATGCCATACGGCAGCGTAAGCAAGTTGTTCAGCATGCAGAGAATAAGCTCGAGGCAGCAAAAGAAATTGCTGACTATCACATCGAAGACAAAATACTGACCTTCGGTGGTACTAACGAGTTTACTAATCTAATGGCTGATAGGCTTGGGGCTACTGCGTATCACTCAGGTAAGACACAAGCACAACGCAGAAAGATTCTTGAAGCGTTCAACAAGTCTACTACGAGTATACTATGCTCTACTAAAGCTTTGAATCAAGGCTTCGATGTACCCGATGTAGGGGTCGGTATCATCGCAGGTCTAGAGTCCAAGACGTTGTCTATGATACAGCGTGTGGGTCGACTCATCAGGTTCAAAGAAGGGAAGCGGGGTAGAATCTATATCCTGTATGTCCCTAACTCACAAGAAGAAAAGTGGCTAGAGAGTGCCACGAAAACTCTCAGTAATGTAAAACGTGAAGACCTCACATCAATTTTAAACAATGCCTAATTACAATTCATGGACACAAGAAGAGAAGGAAGAAGTATTCAAGTCAATAAAGTCTTCTCTTTCTAAAGGTAGGAGTGTGCACCAAGCATGCTCTTTGGCTACAAGACTTCCTATCGTTAAGAAGAACAAGAGAACACTCAGTTCTGTCAAGAACAAGTGGTCACTTCTTAAGAAGGAAATGCGTAAAGAGGTATGCGCTCTGTCTCTTGTAGACGTAGAGTACGAAGTACCTGTGCAAACCTCAACATCTTTGGAACAGATGTGTGTCAACCTCAGAGAGAAAGGTGCTAAGAAAGCTACTTTCAATCTCAGGGGTAAGACTATAACTGTAATCTTCAAGGACTGATGGCTGTCGTAATGAAGACTGGCCCTTGGACTGCTGAAGAGGAAGAGCAATGTCTGAAGATATATCACAAGTACACTACAGGTGAGAATAAGATGGATATATCAAACGTCAAGAAAGCTGAGCTTCCTCCCGGTAGAACAGTGTGGGCTGTAAAAGGTAGACTGTACAAAGAGTATGAGATAAGATGCAAAGGTGCAGCGATAGCCACAAGGAGACTAGAGAGAGAGGGTTATATAGTAAAGACTAGTAGTGTCCCAAAGCCCAAAGCCTCTAAGACAGAAGTAACCAAGGTTATAGATGTTCCTAAGGCTAATTCTCCTAGTCAGATGTCGTTCAAGATGCCCAACGTGGGTGTTGAGATTACAATTATGTTTACAGACAAGTAATGCATATAGAAATTGATACAGATATTCTTAATGATCTTGGAATAAGTGCTGATGACTTTGTATATTTGTATCTCTTGCATGCCAAAGCTTACGATTTGATTCGTAAGTTGTCTATCAAGCCAAACACTGAGTTCCTTCAAACTGAAGGGTACGTTAAGCTGGGAGAGGATGTGGAAGACGATGTCGTACGACAGAAATTCCTTGATTATATCGAGGATTCTTTCGATAGGATGTGGTCTGAACTCCTCTCCCACTTTCCTCTAAAGGTGTATACGAAAGGTAATGTGCGTATTCTACGCGCAAAGGATGCCGACGCTCGTAACAACCAGAAGGCGAAGAAAGCTTATCACAAGGTGATTGGGAAGAATGTAGCAAAGCATAACAAGATTGTTAACTGCCTCAAGAACGAGCTAGAGTTTCGTAAGAGCAACAACAGTCTTGGGTTTATGCAGATGCTACAGACTTGGGTAAACCAGCATACGTGGGAGCAATACGAAGACATGGATGTCGGAAAAACAAACGACCAAGACAGAAGAATTACCCGACAGCTCTAAGCTGTTACTGCCTATAGGGCTTGAGCATATATCTAAATCAGTAGACAAGTCTATTGAGAATGTGGTAGATGCTCGAGAGGGTAACAGGAAAGTCTTTTCTACTCAGTGGAATAGACTCAACCGTAATCTTATGGGGGGATTGCAACCCGGTAAGATGTATGTTATAGCTGGTCGACCCGGTGTGGGTAAATCAGCCTTTTCTAACCAGCTCATCTTCGATGTTCTAGACAAGAACCATGACAAGAATGTCATTGTCTTGTACTGGAGCTTCGAGATGCCTGGTGAGCAGCAGATACTGCGTGCAGGTTCGAAGCATACTAAGCTTCAAACTGCAGAGCTGTTGTCAGTGGATAGTAAGCTTTCATCTGAAGGCTACACTAATTATGTACAGTCTGTACAGAAGTATAAGCAATACCCTATATACTTCTGTTCCGTGCCCCAGGATGTACATGATATAGAGCATGCAGTGCGTACTGTTAGGCAACAGTTGTATCAGTCTACTGTCATCAATCTGATTGACCACTCTCGCCTTGTACCCAGCACATTGGACATCGAGTTGCATAAACTCAACGAGTTGTCTAAGACGTGTATGTACATGCAAGCGCAGCACAGCTCTATCACTATTCTGTTGTCTCAGCTCAATCGTAACATTGAGCAAGAGTTCCGTGCCAAGAATCAATATCAGCCTATGCTGACCGACTTGTTCGGGGGCGATTCTATTGGTCAGGATGCACACGTTGTCATGATGTTGCAGCGTCCGTATGACCTGTATGGTATCACTGACACCTATTGCGGTGAAGATCCACGTGGCTTAATGGCTGTCCACGTAGAGAAGAACCGTGATGGTTTGCTCGGTATGATACCCTTTGAAACTGATCTATCAACCTTTACAATTAATGAGCGAACTAACACTTCCCAAGAAGGTGGTTAAAGCTGCACGCAAATCACCTAAGAACATGATTATCTATGGTCCTCCGAAGATCGGTAAGACCACAGCATTGTCACAGCTTGAAGGCTGTCTTATTATCGATCTCGAAGACGGGAGCGATATGGTAGACGCACTCAAGATTAAGGTCAACTCCATCTCCGAACTCGGTCAGGTGGGTAAGGCCATTATGAAAGAAGAAAAGCCATACAAGTATATTGCTATTGACACCATCACACAGCTCGAAGTGTGGTGTGAGGATGAAGCAAAGAAACTGTACAAGGCCACACCCATGGGTAAGAACTTCGATCCTGATAACAAGGGATTGTCTGTCCTTACCCTGCCCCAAGGTGCTGGTTACCTGTACCTTCGTAAGGCTTTCATGAAGTGGTTCTTCAACCTCTCGAAGCTTGCAGACCATGTCATCTTCGTTGGTCACCTCAAGGATAAATACCTTACCAAGAATGGGAAAGAGGTGAAGGCTAACGACTTGTCACTGTCCGGCAAGTTGCGTGAGATAGCCTGTGCCAACGCTGATGCCATTGGCTACATCTATCGTGGAGATGAAACAACTAAGATTTCGTTTGACTCTACAAACGACGACACAGCAGGCTCCCGCTGTGAGCATCTACGTGGCCTAGATGCTGAACTTGATTGGAGCAAAATCTTTATCGACTAAACCCCAAACAAATGTCTATTGACGCAAGAGTAGATGTCGAGACAAACTCGACACAGGAGGAGACACCTCAAACCCTGACTATTTCACAACTCATCAAGCACCTCAAAGAGGATGGGATGACTCGTGATGAAATCAGGAAGAAGTATGGACTGACAATAGCAGAGGCGAAGGATATATTCTCTCACCCGAAGCTGAAAGGTCTACGTGTGAAGACGTACAAGACTATCCGTGTAACCTTGATTGACGATACTCAAGATGAAACTGAAGACAACCAATCCGAAATACAAGACTAATGGCAATTCAATCAAACTCCTCTGATGTACAAGTAGCTGGTGGGGGTATCCCTCTGTTTACTGGTATCGCACCTGTGCGTGTTGTGGCAGTCAACCCTAACCTGGGTGAGCTAGCTTCCATCGGTGTCAACATGAAGACAGAGCCTACATACTCTGTCGATATGGGTGATAAGACGGGTAAGCTTGCATTCTGGCTGCACAATGACGAACATAACTTCACCACCAGACTCGAGATCCTCATCGGTGACAAGCATCGTAAGGAATCACAGACAGGTAAGTTCCAAATCACCAACAATTACGGTCAGGTTACTTGGGCAAAAGACCCTAGTTCAGCTCCGGACTGGTTCAAATCAGATGGTGTACGTCGTACTTATCCGGGTGAGGAAGTTCTCATTGACTTCGTCAAGGCGTGGGCTAACATACCTAACGACGGTGAGTGTGCTTTCGATACCATTGACGATATCTTCAGCGGGAAGGTTGAGGAACTCAAGAAGCTTGTTACCTCTCTTACTGACAACAAACTCCGAGTCATGCTCGGTGTCAAAGATGGTAAGTATCAGCAGGTGTACAACAAGTGCTTCGGAAGACTCAAGCCAAAGCGTGATGATATCTTCGTCAGAAGATTGAACGATGAATATGGTACCTTTAACGCTGAGTACAACTCTGACCTTCAGTTGCAACGGTACACACCTAATGTAGTAGCACCCAACGAAGAGGAGCCGGCAGCTGTTGAGGCTGACGATCCTTGGAGTTGATGATGAGGGGGAGAGTAGGCAAGTGCTCTCCCCCAATACTCATCATGATACAGTCAAGAAAAAGCGAAGATGTACTTAATAAGGATACGATACTAGAGAAAGTCTCTGAGTATCAGATCTTTCAGTATTTCTGCTCTCACTTCGAAGAACCAAACAAGAAGTTTAAGAGCGACCTTCGTGAAGATAACAACCCTACAGTCTCTATCACTCAGTACGGGGGTAGACTCTGGTATAAAGACTTCGGTTGTCCTGAACACAGCTTTGATTGTTTTAGCTACATTGGATACAAATACAACCTTAGTTTTTATGATACCTTACGACATATTGATCGGAACTTTGGTCTCGGCCTCAGCGCTGGCAGTCGCATGCGCATGCCTGTTAGAAAGCTGGAGAAGGAGATCAGAGAGAAAAAACCGGCGAAAATAAAAGTTCGTACAAGAGACTGGGAAAAGTCTGACTTGGATTTCTGGTCACAGTTCGCTATTGATAAATCTGTTCTGTCTAAATTTGATGTGCTCCCTATCACACACTATTGGATTAATGAACAGCGTTTTTCGTGCACTAGTATCAGTTATCGTTACAGGTTTGACTGCGGTTATAAGATTTACCGTCCTCTTGAAACAGATTTTAAATGGGCTTCTAACGTGGGTGCTCACTGCTTGCAGGGGTATCAACAGTTACCTAGGAGTGGTGAGACTGTATTTCTCACAAGTTCCCCTAAGGGACTCA